AAATGGTTGTTTGGACTAATGCAGGAGATGCATTATTAGTAGGTGAAGAACATGGAGCAGATTTAACTGCAGGAACAATTCAAACTGGTGGAGCATTGGGAGACCTTTATGGTTACTCAATCACTATGACTGGTGAAGAAAGAAAACCTGCATCGTTTATATCTGGTTCAACTGCAAATGCAGCATCTGCGTTTAGTGGATTATTACCAGCTGACCAACCAACTATTATATATTCATAGGAACTTTAAGAAGCCCTAAGTAAATACTTAATAAGATAGAAACCCTTCTCTTCGTGAGAGGGGTTTTTTGTGTCTATGTCTTTTTAATTATAAGTTATTAGTTAGTTGTTATATACATAAAGATTAGATAATTATGCTATCATACTACATTTCACAAAGCAATGAATTTGTTGTTAGAACTCGTAATACAGGCTCTAACGATGTATTTACATTAAAGTTAGAAGATATGTTAACATATCAAACATCTTCTTATGCATTAAGTGGTTCTTTTTCATTTAATCCATATGAGAATATATTAACATTCTCACAATCATTAGAAGGTAGTGTAGAAACAGGTCAAGAGTTTTTTGTAGAGATTAGTGGTAGTAATAGTGGTTCGATATATTACGGTTCTATGCAAGTGTTTGGTTCTCAATCAATTGATAAACCAAACTATACAACACAAAATGAAAAGTTTGTATCTAATGTAACGAACAATGATTATATAGTAATTTAAAAAGTATTATGAAAGAACAAGGTAAATTTAATGTAATAAACTTCTCAAGACAAGATGTACCTATTGTACAAGAAGATATAAAAACAAGATACCAATGGGTGCCAGTTGGTGTATTAGACCAAGATGATTATTTTGGTTTATTAACAGAAGCGTATAACACTTCAACAACCAATGCAGCTTGTATAGAAGGAGTTGCTGATTTAATTTATGGGAAAGGTTTATTTACTAAAGAAGAAATAAAACAAAACGAATTAGATAAGATAATACCACCAGAGGATTTAAGAAAAGTTTCTTTTGATTTAAAGTTGTATGGTAATGCAGCATTCCAAGTTATATGGAATAAATCACATACACAGATTGAAAAGATATATCATACACCAGTACAGAACCTTCGTGCTAAAAAGATTTATGGTTTAAAGAAAATAGAAGGATATTACTATTGTGTTGATTGGAGTGACCATAGAAAACAAAAAGAAAAACAATTTATTCCTTCATTCGGTACATCTAATGAAGAAGTAGAAATTTATTATGTAAAAGAATATGAACCTAACAGATATTACTATTCTTTACCTGATTGGATTTCTGCATTACAATTCTCATTTAGTGAAGCTGAACTATCTAACCTACACCTTAACAATATAGAAAACGGTTTCTTACCTGTTGCAATGGTTAACTTTAACAATGGAGTTCCTGCACCTGAAGAAAGACAAACAATAGAAAGTTTATTAGAATCTAAATTTACAGGTACAAGAAATGCTGGTAGATTTATGGTATCGTTTAATGATGATGCAATAAACAAACCTACTATTGATACCTTACCGATGGAGAACTTACACGAGAAATATCAGTATGTTGCTGAATATGCTCAAGATAGAATCCTTGTAGCTCACAGAATAGTATCACCACTTTTATTTGGTATTAGAACTGCAAATAATGGTTTCTCATCTCAATCAGAAGAAATGAAAACTGCATATTCTATTATGCAAACAATGACTATATTCCCTTTCCAAAACTTACTTATAAACTGTATATACAACATATTCAAGGTAGGTGGTATAAACATATCAGATTTATATTTTGAGCAACTGACACCTCTTGTAATCCTTTCTGATACATCAGATGATACAGACCAGAGTATAGATGAAGTTCAAGATGAGATAGATGATAACCTACAAGGTGGAGAAGGAGAACAATCAGAAACAAAACAAGAACTTAACAAAGAGTATGAACCAATAAGACCAACTGATTTTGGTTTTGAATCACATTACGACTCTGAATAAAAACAATATAAGATTATGGCATTTGGATTATTAATTACACGAAACGATATTATCAAGAACACACCTCTTGGGGGTGCTATTGATGCGGATGCTCTTCTACCATTTATTAGAACAGCACAAGAAAAATACATACTGAATTTATTAGGAACAGTTCTTTACAATAAATTACAAGATGATGTAGAATCACAAACTGCTTTTACAGGTTATTATGAAACACTTGTAGAAGATTATGTAAAACCTACATTACTTTGGTATGCATGTGTAGAATATATTCCATTTAGTTCAGTACAATTTAAATCTAATGGTGCTGTTAAACAACAAAGTGAAACAGGAATAGCACCAAGTAAAACAGAAGTAGATTACCTTTTAAACAAAGCATTGAATAATGCAGATTATTATTCAACAAGAATGCAAGATTGGTTAATTGCAAATAACACTAATGTACCAGAGTATAATGAGAGTACAGGAGATTCAACAATGATATTTCCTGACCAATCAAATCAATACTTTGGGGGAATACAATTATAAGATATGAGTACACCATCACAAACACCAGCAAGAAGCCAGATTGTAAAGAATAGTGCAGAGAACTTTTCTTTATATTACAATACTTTAAATTTCTTCAAAACAATAATGAAGAATCATCCAAGTATTGCAAAGGTAACACAAGGTGATATATACAATTTTGATTCAACTGAATTTCCACAATACCCTATTGGTAATGTGTTAATTACAAATGCTAACTTTGGTTCTACTGTAACAGAGTATCAAGTTCAGTTAATAGTTGCTGATAAATCAAAGGTGATGAGAGATGATGTAATGCAAAATGAAAGAACAAATAAACAGATTGTTCCTTTTGATGGGACTGATGATGTGGTTGATATACATGCTAACACATTAAGTATATTAAACGATTTAACTGCTTATACACAAAAGAGTAACTATGGGATGGAAATAAACTCTGATATAAATTGTACCCCCTTTGCAGACCGGTTTAACAACGGTCTCGTAGGTTGGTCATCAGAATTTACTTTAACTGTTCACAATGATAAAAATCGTTGCCTTTTTTTTTTGATAGCCCCTAAGGGGCAATACTTTAAAGTAAAGGACTGTGAAACTGATGAGTTGTATAATGCAGTATTAAACACAACAGGTAGTATAGGACAAGTATTTGCTACTAACTATACACCTGATAGTAAACCTGAAACTTATCTTACGAGTTATGATAATATCAGGTGTTTTGAAATATTAGAAGAGGTAAATGATAGAGATGATTATGATTTTTATGGATTACCAGTCTTAGCAATACCATATGAAGATTTTGGTGATTGTGCTCTTTGTGAGTTATGGACAACACCTAAAGTTTGGGATACAACACCTGAACGATGGGATAACAATAAAATAGATGATGCACTAAGAAAGTGGGAATATACATAAAGATATGAGTAATTTAAAAGATTTATTTATTAGTCAATCCTTTTATGGGATTGTAAATTTAGAAAATTCAACATCACCCATTACATCACAGAGTGGAGATGTAGAATTACAAGATGGTATTGGTACTAATCTTGGACTAAGAACTAATGCAGACAACAAAAAGTTTACAGTTGTAAACAATTTTCAAGTTGATGGTAATGCTGATTTCAATGGAAATATTGATGTTAGTGGTTCTTGGATACATACAGGTTCAATTGATGTTCTTGGTAATGTAACTGTTGAAGGTAACGTTCAAGCAAACATAGCAACCTTTGATACAGTTAATACACGATTACTTCATGTAACAGAAGAATCTGCTAGTGTAATATTCTCAAGTGGTAGTAATGTTATTGGTGATGATATAACTGATATACAAACTATTGTAGGACAAACTACAATTAGTGGTTCATTAGGTGTAACAGGTAATCAAATCAATACAGGTAATTTAAATGTAAGTGGTGAGATTAGTTCATCAACAATCGCAGGATTAGGAAATGCTACACAATATTCACAATCAGTAGATACAACAATAAACAATTTATCATCTTCAATAGATACAACGATTACTACTCTATCATCATCAGTAGATAGTAGATTAGATGCATTAGAAGGACCTTTTAGTACATCAGTAGATTCAAGATTAGATAGTTTAGAATCATTTGAAACAGGACAAGTAGCTAGAAACTCTGTATTAGGTACATACACGAGTTCTGTTGATAGTTCTCTTGCAAGTATTAACTCATTTACATCTTCAACAGAAAGTTCCTTAAACTCTCTTAATTCGTTTAGTTCATCAACTGATAGTTCTTTAACTTCTATCAATTCATTTACACAATCAGCTGATACAAGAATAACTGATTTAGAAAACTTTAGTTCTTCATTAGATACAAACTTTGTAAGTGAAGCTGAGTTTGATGTATATACCTCATCAGTAGAAGTAGAACAAACACAACAAAATAATAGATTAACATCATTAGAAGGATTTACAGGTTCTCTTGTAACTGATTTTGTTGGAACTGCAACATTTAATTCTTATACATCATCAACTGATAATAGATTAGATAGTTTAGAAACAAAGAGTGGTTCTGTTGATACATCAATAACAAGTTTAAATGCATTTACTCAATCACAACTTACAATCAATAGTGGATACAATACATTCACACAATCTGCTGATAATAGATTAACACAAATAGAAATAACTACACAATCTTTAGATAACAAGGTTGATAGTTTAATTTCAGTAACAGGTTCTTATGCAGTAACAGGTTCTAATACTTTTGTAGGAACAGAAATATTTAGTGGTTCGGTTCAAGGTGAAGTAACACCTTTAACTGTTACATCACAAACTGCTAGTTTAGATTGTTCACAAGGTAATTTCTTTACATTAAATTTACCAACTGGTTCTGCAACACATATAACCGCAACAAATATACAACCAGGATTAACAATAACATTACAACTTAAACAAGATGTAAGTGGATTTGGAACTGTTGTTTTTGATACAGCTGATTTTGATTTTCCAAGTTTAAGTCCTATTAATGTAACATCACAATCAGGTGCAAAAGATATTGCAACATTTGTAACTTTTGATACAAGTGTGTTAAATGGTGTTATTACAAAT